CTGCCACCATGAACCTTGGGCAAAGTTTGCACCAGGCTGAGTGTTTAGGTTTTCCATCGCAATTTTAGCATTACGAGAAGTGAAAGGAAGAACTCCATCTTCTTTCGCTTTTGCAGGCGCACCAAATACTTCATTGAAGTACTGGATTACATTGTCACCAGTAGCACGTTTTCCACCAAGGAATGCAGCCATTGATTTGTACTGTTCCATTTTCTCTTTCGCAATACCCATTTGTTCTTTAACCATATCTGGGTCAAATGCTTTACGGTGGTTTACAGTAACCATCTTATCAGTATCTTGTGATAAAGACAATGTAAGAGTGTTATTACATACAACACGAATAGGTGTCATACGGATATTGATAGATTTACCAAATTGGTGTGGGTTAGTAAACAGAAAGTAGTTATCTGTTTGGTCACCTTTGAACAACTCAAAAGACTCTTTTGTCTTTGCAAGTGCCCAAACCATTTGTCCATCTTTAAGTGAACCAGCAGTATGCATTTCCATGTCACCTGCCATCACATAATCGTGGAAGAATTCAAATGCTTCTGAATTCTGTACTGGATTCCATCCAGTTCCAACAACGTCTAGTATAGAGTTGTCAGAGGAACGTACTAGTGCCTCTTTGTTTTTAATAGGAATACCAGTTGCAGTTACAAGAGGTTGTTTTTCTACTGTCCAATCAAGTCCAGCAACCTTTTGGAATTGGTCTGGTGTTAATTCACGGTCAACCTTAGTACCTAGTCCATGCCAAGGAACATCCCCAACATAAGCCATCTGTGCTTCACCGTTAATCATTTCAAGTTCGTGTGCCATTATATATTTCTCCTAGTTATTTTCTCAGTTTGTATATTCATTATATACGTTATTAAAACAAAAGTCAAGATGTTTTTGAAACATTTTTGAATAATTCTTTAGCACTCAAAAAAGTCCCATCTTCAAGGGTTAGAGTAATATCTGGTAATGCACCGAAACCGACAGTACGGTCTACGACTTTCTTACCACCTATAACTAACTCACTAGCCCACATATTCTCCATAAATTGTTTGAATTCTGGGGTTAATGTCATAGCTTCTTTCCTTTTCTCATTGTTACTAATATAGTATACATGTTTTGAGAACAAAAGTCAAGGCATTTTTTAGATTTTTTTGATTTTTTTCCTTGCTTTCTTGACTGCCATATCTAACTTGAGTTTAGATGCGAGCATAGTAAAGTTCTTACCTTCCATATGGTCGTACTCATGTTGGAACACTCTAGCACTCAATCCACTAAACTGACTTTCTTGGGTATTTCCATCAATATCAGTATATGTGTATTTCAATCGACTTGGTCGTGATAGGTTAAGGAATAGGAATGGGTAAGTCAAACAGCCCTCTGTGAATGTCGAGGTTTCCTCTGACTCCCATGTTATTTTGGGGTTGAGGAATAAGGTGGCTTTCTTTTCCTCAAAGTTGGTGTACATTACAAATGCACGAATAGGTAAACCACACTGATTTGCAGAGAGTCCAATACCCCCTGTTGCAGCCATAGTACCCTTTAGATTATCAAACAATTCTTGCATTGTCAAGTCATGTTTTTCTTTTATTTCTTCTGCCGATGTTTCGGGAAGTTGCATCCTCAATAAAGGATTTGATGCTTCTAGTAGTTTGTATATCATTTATCATCCCCCTTTTGTTCTTCATAAAGAATGAGTGCAATAAGAGCATAGTTTGCCATATCAATTAAAGTATCTTGGACACTTTCATCCTTTACTTTAAGTTTTTCTTTCTTTGCGAAACCCATGATACGACTGAACTTATCACTGATACGAACACAAACACCTTTCCATGCTGGTATTCCAGCAATCTCACAGTGTCTAAAGTTTGCAAACACATCTTCTGTACTTGCATAGTCGTGTCGTTTTGCATCGTGTGTTGCTTTCATTTGTTCGAGCAACTGATAAAATCTTTCGCTTTGTTTCATAATTAATCTCCTGCTATTCTACTGAAGTTTTTTACCTTCTCAAATTTAACTACACTTCTGAACTTGTCAAACAGCATATCTTGTTTATGAGAAATGACAAATACGTTTTGGTCATGGAATGTGTTTAGAATCTTTAAGAAATCATCTGTACCAGTACCATCCAAAGATGAATCAAATATCTCATCAAGGATTAGTAGATTGGTGTTAGTAGAGTTCTTCATCTTTGCAATTGCTCTCCATGTAAATAGCAATGCAAGGTCGATACGCATCTTTTCACCTTCAGAGAATGATGCATAAGAAAACTCATCACGAAAGCGAGACTTAATTGTTTCGTTAAAGTTCTCATCAATGTTAAAGTTAACAAAGAAGTCCATAGACGAAAGATATGTATTTACCAACTTGTTCATAATCGGTAAGTACTGTTTGATAATCTTTGTCTTAATACCAGTGTCTTGTAATAGATTGCGAGCAACATCAATGTAAAACTTATCTTCTGTTAACTTAGACTTTTGCTCTTCAATCAGTTCAATCTGTCCTTTGAGTTTTGCAAGTTTCTCTTTATCTTCTTCTGATATTTGTCCACTTTCATATGTCTCAATATCTTTCTTTAACTTTTCGTTAAATAATTCCATCTCTTTAATAGATGCACGAATCTTTGCAATCTCTACATCATGTTTACGAATAGATTCTAGATTTGATATGATAACATCTAGTTTAGACTTTTCTCCGTTTTCGAGTTCTTCAAGTTCTCCGATTGCTCTTTCAAGTTCTCTGACTTTTTCGTTTCTACGTTCTGTCTGCGTCTGCTTTGTTGATTCTGTAATCGACTGTTCGCAAGTCGGGCATTCATCGTTTGTCTGGAAAAATTGAATCTGGCGTTCATGGTTACTCCTCTTGTTTTGAAGTGCTGCTTCGGTTTTACTAAGTTTCTGAATCTTATCTTCTAGTCTTGCTTGTTCTTCTGCATTATAAGAGAGGTTATTCTTATCCTGTTCAAGTGCTAAGATATCTTCTTTCCTTGCATTAATAGTAAATTGATTATCATGTACCTTTTGTTGGTTCTCAGCAATAATCTCTGATTTATTATTAACTACTTCTTTGATAAACTTCTCTTGTAGTTTAACCTTTTCTTTAGTCAAATCAAAATTGTAATCTACATTACGAGTTTCTTCATTTAGTTCTTTTGTTTTATTCTTCAATAAGAAATTCATCAATGAGAATATCTTAATGTCTAGAATATCTTCTACCACTTCACGCCTTGCCTTAGTTGGTAGTTGCATGAATGGTACAAAAGTAGAAGAACCTAGAATAACAACCTGTGTGAAAGAACGATAGTTCAGTCCCATAATCTGTTGTTCTAAATGTTTCTGATAATCACGAGCATTCGCATCTTGATTAATCATATTGCCATTTACATATACTTCAAAGGCATTAGGTTTGATACCACGAACAACCTTTACCTCTTTAGTACCAATACTAAATTCTACTTCAACAACTGAACTACCGTTATTGACAGAGTTTACTAGTTGTTTCTTTGCAATGTTACGAAATGGTTTATTGAACAAACCAAAACAAAGAGCATCAAGAATAGTACTTTTACCAGCGCCATTCTCTCCAATAATTAATGTAGTTGGACTTCTATCCAACTGTATTTCAGTAAATTGATTTCCTGTTGAAAGAAAGTTCTTCCAACGTACAGTTTTAAATATTATCATTACAGTTCTAAATCACTCGCTTCAAGATATAAAGATTTCATCATGTTTGTTAGTCTGTTCTTATCTAGTGTTACATCCAATTCATCAATATACCTTTCCAACAAAGTCATGGTATCTTCTGCATTTTCTACAATAGTATCATCAACATTCTCTGCATCTAATTCACTAAAGTCCTCTACAATCTTTACCTCATGGGCTCCAGATTCTCCAAGAACCTTATCAATAAATCTATCAAATGCATAGAAGTCTTTCTTATTAACTACAATAATTTTTACAAACTTATTCTCTAATTGAGATACATCAAACTGTGTGTAGTCTGTAGTACTCTAATCATAATATACTTTCTGAAATATTGTATATGGATTGACAATACGTTCTAGTTCTCTTGTAGACGTATCAAATATATGAAAACCTTTAGGACAACCATCATCACTCCATGTCATTTGATAAGTATTGCCTAGATAGAAAACTTGTCCATCATCAGACTTCTTATGAAAGTGACCAGAGAATACTGTATCGAATTTGTTTAGGAAACCTTTGTCATACCCACCTTCTGCAAAGTGTCCAGCGTGCATTTCAAAACCATTGATTTCTAAGTGTCCCATAGCAACTTGTGCTTTGGTGCTTTTGATATGTTCCATTGTGTGTCCATAATTATCTGGACAAATCCAAGGAATAAAACAAATAGGTGTACCATCAAACTCAACAGTAGCAGTTTCTGGGTAAACAAACATCTTTGGATATCTACCCTCAACAAGTTCTGCAAGAGAGTTAACATCATTAGTGTTCTTGTAAAATGTATCGTGATTACCCACAAGCATATGTAAGGTAACACCTTCATCTACAAACTTTTGAATAAATCTTTTACGAAAGTCTTGTGCTATCTTATAAGATACAAACTTTCGTCTATCCATAACATCGCCCAAATGAATAACAGTGTCAATCCCCTTTTCTTTTATATATGGGAAGAATGTATTCTCCCAAAACTCATAAAAGTATTCGTTGAAAGCTAAGTTGTCATTACGGGCGCCGAAGTGGGTATCAGTTATCAGCGCTATTTTCATCTATTATCTCTTCACCTGTATCATCATAAAATTTTTCAAGACCTTTAGGTTCTTTTTTGGTTTTCTTTTTGGGTTTGTAAACTGCCTCTGGTGGTAAGAAGTTCTTCTGTAGATATTCTACATACACACCTTGTTCACTGTCACCATCCATAAGAATGTCAACATTCATGTTTTCAATAATCTTATGTTTTACATGTTGCTGTTTTTTTTCTTTCTGAATCCTACGAATAAACGCATAATAGATAATTTGCGTAAAATAAGCGAAAGGATTGTTTGATTTCTCTGGATTGAAGTTGCTACAATATTGTAGACAGTTCTCAATACCATCAGATATCATCTCATCTCTATAAGTATAATTTATAAAATTTGGACGGTAAGATAGGTGATTTGCAATTTTAAGAAAGCATTCTCCAATATAATTGGTTACTGGTGGTTGTGGGTCACCAAGTGCTTCTGCTTCTTTGCATCGCTCTTTCCATTCTTTCATCGCCTCTAGGAACTCTTTGTTATTAACATAATGAGCACCAGATTTCTTTTTAGCCATATTAACTCCACATTGTCGTTGCTTGTTTATTTTATGCAACTATTAATCATTATACAGATTTACACAGATAAGTCAAGAGCTTAATTTATTTAAAATATTTTAAAAAATCTCTTGCTAATCTCTTGACAACTTGGTATATTAGCTATGTAGGGTTTGAGAATGAATAGATTTAATGTAGAGTCCTTGTTACAGGTTCTCCGTAATCCTCATCCCACTCCTCTGATTCAATCTCATCAAGTTCATAGTTAGTAGGTTCTCTTTCCCTTGCTGTCAAATCACCTTCTTTGTCCATCATAGTAATACAATGTTCGTAAAACTTTGATAGGCCCGAAGAAGCTTGTGTAATAACCATCACCTTATTTTTATCAATATTATAGACATTTTCGTGAGAGAAGTGTATCCATCGTTGTAGACTGATAGATTCTTCAATTCCGTATTTTGTAACCTTTGGTAGCACGTTTACCTTTAGGGGTGCTTTGATTTCAAAGGTTCTAGGATGTTCCTTAGAAATAACATCACAAATAATTTCTTCACCACTTTGTAGTTTTAGAATTTTATATTCTGTCATTTTATTTTTATCCTATTGATAGTGTAATCAAACTGTTCTTCATTATAGATATTTATTCGTTCCATGAAGTGGTTCAGAGTAAAGTTTCTTTTACTCTTATAAGATAAGTCATCTGCTAAGTCGAATAAGGTAGCTCTATCTTTACTGTCACTCCTACGCAATCCACGACCAATTGACTGCAGCGTTCTAACTCTGGACTTACTTGGACTAGAGAACACGATGTTGTGAAGATTACGAATATTGATACCAGTAGAAAAAGTGCCATACGAAGCAACGATGATTGCATTCTTTTCGTTTTCAGTAATTTCTCTAATTTCTTCACGAGTTTGTGTGTCTGTTCCACCAAAGACATAAAATACCTTCCTGTCTTTCGCAGATTTGTTAATCATATCGTAGAGTACACTTCCATGTTTCTCTACATACTGAAACAATACTAATGTATTGCTATTAAGGTTAAGAGTTAAATCCCTTATGAATTCATTTCTCTTTTGATGAGATACAATAAAGTCCATCTCATCTTGATAGTTCATACCCTTGACAAGTTTACACTCTTCTTCTGAATATGTTAATACCAAAGCTTTGATATCGAATTCAGCAAGTGTCTTTTTATCAATAAGTTCCTTTGTAGATACTACTCTATTTAGTGAACCGAACAGTCCCTCAAGAACTAATCTATGGGTTTGCATTCCATCTAATGTACCTGTTAATCCAAACCTATACTTACATACATCTAGTTTAGTTAGAACATTTGTCAAGGACTTTGCTTTAAATAAATGAGCTTCATCACCAATAACACATCCAAACTGAGAGAAGTATTTCTTTGGAAATTTGTAGATAGATTGCCATGTAGATATAACAACTTTCTTAGACACGTTCTTATCATGTCCACTGTATATCTTCTGTAGATATTTCTCATCCCATCCATAGTCAAGAAAGTCTGAGTACATTTGTTCTACTAAAGATGTTGTTGGAACAAGAATAAGTATCTTGTCATTATTCTGTGGTTGTAAAAGTAACTCGTAGTATCTTACGAGAATATAGATGATAAGTGATTTACCAGATGCAGTAGGACTAAGAAGTAAAGCACGATGTTTTCTGATTGCGTAATCCACGGCATTAATTTGGTAGTCTCTTGGATGTATTGGTTGATTCCTACTTTTGAGTTTAAGACTTGTAATAAATCCTTCCAAGACTTCTCTACTAATTTCTTTTTCATCTTTTAATTCCTCACTTATTTCATATGGTTCGTCCCAATCCTCTAACCACTTTTCCAAATATGAAAGTAGTCCAAGGTATAACTCTCCGTTTGCTGGAGAAAATAGTCTAATCTTTCCATCCCAAATACGATTACGGTACGCAGGCATAAACTTAGCGCCTGGCACTTCAAAAGTAAAATGTTCTGAGAGAGAACGAGCAGTTGAAGCTTCAGCATCCACTCTGAGGAATACCTCATTCTTCTTGGTAACTTGAGTCACTAGATAGCACCGTCAACAAACTTTCGCCATTCAATAGCGTTTTTGATGTCCCATCCACGTTGTTGAATTTGCTTTAGTATCCTCTCACAAGAGTCTACACACATTTTGTAGTACTCTACTTTTTGTTTTGCTTTGATAAGTTCCTCATCTGACTCCAAGTAAATAGGGATGTCAACTTTGAGTATTTTATGGTCGAATGGATTATCACGATACACAATAGGGTCTGCTTTCCCACCATAGTACTCCCATTTCTTTCGATAGAGTACACGATAAGTTCCTTCATTCATAAGAAGAAGTTGTCTAAATGTGTTGTAGATAGTTAGGTACTTTTGATGAAGAGTTGCAGACTTCAGAGATTCATCTCCAAGTTCCAAGTCATCCATCTTCAAGTCTTTTTCAGCAGATTGCTGTAGTTCGTCTAATGTCATAATATTTCACCTGTTAATAATAAAGGTGAGTAGAGTTGGTTGAAACTTTCTGTTCTATCTTATCTCGTATAGAGACTAAAGTTTATGGTGTTAAAGTTCACCGTTCTACTCATTCTTATTTATAATTTCGCTATTGTGTATAAATCGTAATTAAACGTCACACTAGCGGTTAACCCTGTTGATGCCTCATCTTTGGTATCAAAGGATAGTCCAGAAAGTGAAGTTGGATATATGTTCCTAAACTTCACTTGTATACTGGGGTTGTTCTTGTTTGTCAGTATCGTTAATGTTGCATCACTGGTCAACACTGAGGGGTTAGTAACATTACCCTTGCCTGCGTTACCAATATCTTTTGTATCTGTATTTCTAATTGCGTCTGCAAATTCTGTTGGATTTTGAGGGAAACCAATACCTGTCATCCAATCATGGATTTCTCTGTAATTACTGAGGTTTTCCTGTACCAAGAAAGATAGTTCCAACGGACTATATTCTAAGGTATCTCCCATAAATGGCATTGCTTTATATCTACTGTTCATAATTGCATCACCAGAAAATGCGATGCCAGGCAGATTAATCTCCTGTGCAAAATACACTGTGTTTGGTATTTTTAGGATATCAAACTTGAATTGAGTTGGACGTGCCAAATCAAAGTTATCTGGTTGTCTGTCAATCGCAGTAGTTATTGCCATGTCTTATATTCCCTTTTCATAATACTATT